GCCGGAGTACGAGGGTTCGCACTCGGTAGCATCCCTTCTTCGTTATCTTCGTACCATAGCTGACGAGGCTATGCAGAAGTCTTCTTCTTACCTTTAGAAGCCATCGACTTGTTGATTGCCGTTTGACGGGCTTTCTCGTAGCTCGACATCTTACCATCTTTGTCGAGATCGCCTTTCATGGCTACGTCACCCGCCGCCATCATCATGCGAGGCTGCTGTTGCTTCATAGACATGTTCTGTTGCATAGGTGTCGCGGACATCATGCCACCCCCGTAAGCCTTCTTGCGGGGTTTTTTCTTTGCCATACCGCCGTACATCATCGGCTTGCGCTTCGACATACCGCCATACATCATGGCCTTACGCTGGCCGTTGTTGTACATTTTCATTTGAGCTTCTCCCTACTGTACAAATTTTTGTAGCGGACTCGGTGGGTTTTCCGGGTCACTTCTGCTTTCAGTTACAATCTCTTTGATACGATCTTGTATCTGCTTAATACGCTTATTTTGATCTCCTGTGCGGGCACGGAAGTCGATAGCTGTAAGTTCTTTAAGTTCATCCTGTAGTTGAAGGAGTTCGGACTGACGATCAGTCTCCCGCCCTTCTTGGCGGATGTTTGCTTCTTCTACGATTAGCTCCTGACGTTTAGTAGCATCCTCACTTAAAATTTCATCGAGTGCCGGAATCTCTCCCCCGCTTTCAAAGATACCTTTTGCTAAGTAAATCTTTGTGCGGAGAGTCAGAAGCTCTAAGTCAGCCCGGTTTATTTCGTCCGGGTTCTTTACAATCTTAGCGAGTACCTCTGCAGCCTGTCTGTCTGACATGGCAAGACGAAGCATCTTTTGTTTGCGAAGAAGCATCATACGACCTGTGACTTCTGTTGCCACATACGGTACAGACACGAGACCTCGCGCGATGTTGAAGACTCGCGAGAATAGACTGTCGAGAGACATTGCCCGAATGTCCGGAGCAGATCGGAATCCGGCACCGTCACCAATCACCATACGAGAGTAGTCAGCGAATAGCTTCATGTCTTCGAAGTGTTCGTCTCCGAGAACTGCCCGCATAACTTCTGCTTTTCTTTCGGTATACACGTAGTCAGCAAGCATCTGAGGTTCGCGGAATGTGGTGGTTGTACCCTTTGCTCCGTGAGGAAACTCGACTTGACTTCCCATCTTCTCGAAGAAGCCCCGCTGATACATGTAAGCAAGAGATCGGCGTACTTCTACTTCGTCCATACCTTGACGTACAAAATTGTCAACCACATTCTCAATAGAGCCTACTGTTGCGTTTTCGAAGACAACGTCGAAGAACTTTGCAGGGTTTTCGATTAAACCAGTAAAGTTTTCATCCGTGCCCAAAATCTTTCGACTTCGGTCAATTTCATCTCGCGCGGCAATGTTGAGTTCACTGCCTTGATCGTTAATTTCATCACGGATTTTATTGAATTCTTGACGCACCGTCTTGTCTTTTTGGAAAAGTTCATCAAAGTTTTGTGTCCAGCCGCGTATGTTTGTGGACTGCACGAGTGGGCGAAGATTGTACGTTGAAGCGTCTGCTCCGTCTTGGATCGGAACTCTGAGAGCGTCCTCAATCTCTGTCAATCGGGCTGCTCTACCAAAATCATAATCTCCCTTTGTGGCGAGGCGCTGGATAGCCTCTTCCCGAGTGATCGGTCGTCCTATCGTTTCAGCCACGTCCATAGCAGCAGTTATCTGACCCTCGTACGAAAGAGCAAGTTTCTTTGCAACTAGGGTTTCGAGCAGAGTAGACACAGTGTCTGCGTTCCGACGACGCTGTGCGCTCGATACATCGAATCCGTACGCGCCACCCTTTGTTTCTTTTGGAAATGTAGCTCCTCCGGCAAAGTAGATAATACGATCACGCTGCTCGACAATCCGGCCCATTATTTCTTCACGTTTAGATACATCCGTTTCATTGATGAATTTTACAACATCGTTGGCAATACGTACAAACGGTGCGTGAGGTGTTTTGTTAACACTTCTGTATCTGTGCTTACCCTCGCCCGCACGCAAATCTTTCACGTTGCGACGTATAATCGCACGCTGTGCGTCACCGCCGAGAGTATTTATATCGGTTGAATAGCCCACTACTTCTTGCCATCTCGACCGTGCTGTGCGGATCATAGTGGAAAGCTGTGGATCAGTCTGCTTGTACACATCGTCCACGATACGAGAGAACTTTTTGTCAACGGCACCGGATGACGAAATACCCTTCTTGGTAGCTTCGAAATCACGGAATGCTCGATAGAGGTCTTCGGTTTCAGATACCGTAGCCTTAAAAGCCCTCGCGGCATCATCTCCCTCAAACAGATCGAGAGCAGCTTCGGTAAAGTTTTTATACCCGCCCGCAGCCATCATCTCGCGGAGATCATCTGCATACACTTCAGACAAACCTCTTCTAGCCGCACTTTCAAAAGCTCGTTGGGCGCGACCACCCATACCTTCAAAGAACTCTGATCCGCCGCCAAAAAGATATTTGAATTCACGCCCTTCAAAGTCAGAGGCAACATTCATAAGCTGCTCTGCTACAGAACGAAGATCGATGAATGCGCCCTTTTCTGCACTATACCTGTCAATTTTACGGTACTCGATTTTACCGAGAGCATACTTCGTACCCATCTCCGAATCGAAGAGAATATCAGCGATAGATCGTGCAGCCTGTACGACTTCACTGTCGGCCATATTGGCAGAGGCACCCGCAAGAGCGCGGGCCTGTACGCGGGCACCCTCCATGACTTCAACGGCGGTCTCTTGTACTAGACGAGCCTCATCAACAGTCGCTCGAATTTCTTTGGGGAGAAGAAGGGTTTTTAGTTCGACGATCTTGTCAACGGTTTGATCATCGATATCAGTCATTGCACCCCTCGAAAAATTACGAAGATGACGATTTAATTCTTGACGCTTGAGAGACAAGCCCTCCTCGCCCCGTTGAATTAACGAAGCTGACTCCTCTAAAAATTTTTGAAGCTGATCGTTTAGTTCCGGGTTTACTCCGCTCTTGCCTTGTATCTTCTTGGATATGACTTGCTGAATTCTTCCGAGACTTTCATAGACGTTTTCTTCTCCCGTCATAGTTGCAAGAACCGCGTCCATTTTTTTGTCGTCGAGCATCATATTTGGTGTGAGTACGCTACCGTACGATTGTTGTATGGCAATCAGGGGAGATAATCCGCTAGCCTGTGCCAAGCTCAAATGCAAAGCACTCATCGTTTCATCGATGTCTTCATCAGAAAAGACACGATTACCCTGTTGATCGAGAGAATTACGCATATTCGTCTCGATACTGTCCATAGTTTCACCGTAGTTTTCAAAAGCACGATCTACACGGTCTCGAAACTCTGGCTTTAGATTCGAATAGATTTGTTTGAAGGCGTGGTACGAACGCACGGTTTCATCCGTAACTGTCATACCCTCGTTTTCGAGAGTCTTGCGGAGTTGCGCCATGTCACGCCCCTCTACAATATTACGAGCAAAGATACCTACGAGGGGTACGTTTGAAAAAAGATTTGCTATGTCTTTGACGATAGGACCACCGATAGGTATGTTCACTGCGAGTCTGGCTGCACCACGAGATGCGCCCGGAGCTAACAGCGGGGCCATCAACATAGAAAATGTCTCTACTGTTTCCTTCTCCATACCCGACCATGCCCACGGCACGATTTCAGGAGACAGGGCAACAGCAGTAGATATGATAACGTCGTCAGCTACGAGGTTGCGTGTGTACGGGTTGTTGATGACTGTTGCGCCCGGAACACGGAATCCTACTGTGGTTGACGAACGAACGTATGACTTGAGAGCTTTCTTTGTGGATGTGAGTTCCGTATTGAACAATTCAGTTAAATCATAACGGGCTTTTCGCACCTGATCCATAGGTGCATCTGGATTCTCGATAGTACGCATATAGTTACGAGCTTTAGGCGACAACGCTTTTATTTCTGCTGCCGCACTCGGATCGATAGTGAAGGGCAGACTTCTAAAGCGAGTGAGTTGTTCGATACGATCATCATAGCCAGCTAGAGATTGGAGGTGCCGACTTAATTGTGTGCCCATGTTGACATTGCCCTTGTTGACACGAAACGCACCAACCGTAGCCAAATGCCATGTCGCCCTAAACGCTTTCATAAGTCCGGGTGACTCTTTCTTGAGTGACTTCCACACTTCCCAGTCGCTCATCGTCTCGCCGTTCTGTTTGCGAAATGCGCCCGGAGATTCTCTGCGAACTTTTTGGATTTTCTTAGAGGCTAGTAAGCCTTTAGTGACACTGTTGGCACTCAACCCGAGTGTTAAAGGGATTGTCGTACCCGCAAAAACAGCAAACTTTTCTGACGCAGCGAGATCGTTATATGCAAGGTCGATGAGTTCGCCGACCATTTCAACCGGAAGAGGGACATCCTCGTAGACAGTGTTTCCGTTTTCGTCGAACTCACTCACGTACGGCATACCCTCTGCACCCTGAAACTTAGCCTCTTCAGCATCGTAGTCGGGGTCTTCAGGACGTACGATACGCGTTTTTACGCGCTGGTGCGATGCTCTCCATGCTGCGTCAGCCACTTCCTTGTCTTCGTATTGCGCGTAAAATTGACCCTTGTACCACTGCTGTAAGTCCGTTGCGGCAGAGTCGAGGAAGTCAACCTTGTTGAGGTAGTTTTCATACCAGCGAGTTGCGTCTCCCCAGCCTTGCATCTTTTGTTGAAAGAGTTGTGAAAATCGTTCAAAGAGTGGAGTGTCGAGTGCGTTTTCCTCATCATCCTCCCTAACTGCTTGAACTCCAGCAGTCGCGGCGTTGACTGCCATAGCTCCGAGAGTAGGCATACGAGCGAAGTCAGCCGGGATATTACGAAAAGCCTTGCCGAATTCAGTGATCAAATCTCCCGTAGCATAGGCATCCAAGAAAATGTCTTGCGTTATTTTGGGTAGCTGGTACTTGTTTTCAGAAAAGATACGAGCTACGTTTTGACGATTTTCTAGTACTTCAATGATGGAATTTCGTTGCTCTTCGGGTAAGGCGGCTAGCTTTGGGGACAAACGTATTTTTTTATATTCCGGCCCGAAGAATGGCCCAACGGGCTGTCCGACTTCACGTACAGGTACTTTTTTCTGTCCCATATAGGCGTTACGAAGAGACATCTGGGCGTTCGGGTTGAGAGCGTCGTAGTTACGTTTGTCAATCTCCGGAACACCCGTGATTGTATACTCTCCGATTTTGCCCGCCCCGGTTTCACCCGTGACGTACGACATGAAGCTCGACTCCATCTCACTCGGAGAAAGAGCAGCAGTTTCGCCCGTCTGCCGTGCAATATCCTCACGAGCTATAGCCTCGATGTCGATACCCGAATCCGCTGGTACTACGGATTTTAACTCGCCGATAATGCCCGCTAGTTCGTTAGCTCTTGTCGCCATACCTATAAAATCCTACAAAGTTTATTGCTGAACCGGATCGTACACGATTCTCATCTTGCCGCCGATTTCCGCTTGTTTACGGGTGTATTTACCGAGTACGTTACCTTCGCCGTCTGTGATAGTAAACGTGCCGTCTCCGTTTGGACGCTCTTCTAACTTGCCCTTCAACAAATCCCCTTGAGTCAGGCGTCCGGCAACAGCTTGCGAAGCAGGAGCAGCGGGACTAAAGCCCATTCCGAAGTCAGCCGAAGGATCATACGGGAATGTTCCCCCGTCACCTAACGAACCCTTTCTCGTCACCTCGTTGGTGACAACCATCTCCTTGTTCGTGTTCGGAATGATTGCAGCAGATTGTGGGGCTGCTGCTGACGAAGCGAGATCGTTATCTGCTGCGCCGCTTTGTATCTGCTGCGCCGTAGTTAACGCCGTACCCGCTTCGGCTTCAGTCAAGGGTACGATAGTCTTGGCATCAGAAAGCAAGCCGTAGTACTGATACCCCTTCATAGCATCGTCGGGATCGACGAGCCTACCACGAACAGCAATGATAGAAAGTGTTTGATCGCCTCTCTGCAGAGGAACTGTGATGTTTTGGCTTTGATCGATGTAGCTGTTCAAGAAGATTTCAGAATCGTTAAACTGATCGATACTAACGGGTGTGTTTACGGGGGCAGCGTCAGTTTTAGAGGCTGGATTGATGACGTTGTAGTGTGCCCGACGTGCCCTACGTGCGAGTCTGTCAGCTACGAGGAGTCTACGATCCTCTCGTGTTATACGGCGCTTGTCTACGATACCGCGAGTTACCTCTAAGTCACGAGACCTCTTTGCAACATCGTCAATCACTGTCTGAATTGCTCGGAGTTCACCTGCTTTATCGGTAGCACCAAAACCTGACAGCTTTGCGAGGTTACGCTGAATATCCGCGTCAGATAGACGACCTGCATCATCTTCGGCCTTCGCCAAGTCTGCTGCGATGATGTAGCGCAGAACGTCCTTTTCTGCAATAGTAACGAGGTCTCCACCCTTCCCGGCTGTTAAATGATTTTTCATAGCTCGGGCTTCGTCAGACAGGCCGTCTACGCCCAAAATAGCCAGAACCTGATCAACTCTACCCGTATCACCAAATGTTGCCATAACTTGTTTAGCAACTGTTTCAAAGAACGAGTCTGATACAAAGGTAGTTTGTGATGCGACTTCATAGAGCCTTTTAAGTTTGTCGTTTGCGCTGTCTAGAGCAGCGGTTTTTTCTTCGAACTTAATCACCTTGATTCCGTACGATTTTTCGAACTGTTCTTCGAAGCTCTTACTGCTAAAGAAGTCCGGGTCTTTGATGCCCGCATCCACCATGTCACGTTCTGCTTGGCTGGTAATCATTGGGCGGAAGTTTACGAGGGCTTTTGCTTGGAGCAGCGGATCATCTTTGAACTGCTCGTTTGTTACTAAGTACTCCCCAATAGACGCTAGTTGTTCAGCAGTTACATCTCCCTTTTTGTCTCCTGCAGCACCTCGCAAGTATAGCTCGGTGACAACTTCCATACCGTCTGCAAAATCTGTTAGAGAATCAAACTGCTTAGAGTAATTATAGAGGAAATGTCCGCTCGACATACCGTTGACAACTGCGAGGCGATCTATTGCATTCTGCATATCGTCGTTATAAACTTGACGATTGTCAGAGGTTGTTAGCTCTGACATGATGAACGGAGCCATAGCTCCCTCTTCAGACTTGCCATCTATCAGGCGCGCACTGATGGGAACCATGCTCGGATTATTGCGGAGATCGACATTAAATGGACTATCTGCAGCCGTAACCATCGCAGTCTTGTCAGCGTCGAATTTTGCTGCCGAACCGATGTGGAAAAACTTGTCGAAGTATCCGTACCCATCGAGTTTATCTAAAGACATGTGACGCATCACGTTACCGTCTGTTGATGTTGTACGTGCAGTCAAGTACGTACCGGCAAGCTGCGGGATTTTTTTCTTAAAAATCTCACGGTCTTCGGGGTTGTCAATAAAGTGTTTTTCAAAGGCAGCCTTGTTTTCGAGAGCGAACTGGTTCAAGCCCTCATAAAGAATTATATCACCGCGAGGCTGACCTCGTTGATCGGCATACTCTTCAGGTACAAGAAACTCTAGGTTACCAATTTTAGCAGTAGTCATACCCGCTTTTGCAGGATCACCGCCTTGCAGTTTAGCAATCAAGTCTTCGAACGCATCTTTATCACCCTCAAAAATAGAGTCACCTGCCGTGCCAAAAAGATCGATACCTGCCTGCTTATCGAGACGACCCTCTGCCGCTGAAACCATCTCCCCAATAACTTTAGCGTTTGCCTTGTTGAAATCTTCCCCGCCTGTTAGAGCAGCATTCGTAATAGCCATACGATAGGCTTCGAGCTTTTCCTTTTCAGAAGCCCGACGCTCCATTTCACGTCCGATGTTTTGCGTGAACCCTTGAACGAGTCCTGATGCAAGTGCGAATCCGATACCCATCTCTTACGATTCCTTCTTCTTCATCGTCATAAAGTTTTCCTCACGAGGAGGTTGGGGCGCACGTCCCTGTCGAACACCCTCATTGATCGTTTCACTGACGTACGCGAACATAGCCGGGTTGTTTTCTCTCATCATTGAGAAGAACGTCGCGTCATCCATTTCATCTTCGGTCAGAGCGTCGTCGTTTTCAAAAAGACGGTAAGGTACGTTTTCATCTTCTGCAACGGACGCGATGTACATAGCCAGCGGCCCCTTGATTAGCAAGCCCACGTCCGGAGAGAAGCCGCCCTCTTGGAACGCTTGAAAAACATACCCCTCGACGAGTGCCTCGACAGACGCACCCACCATGAGGAGCTTCATCATTTCTTCGCGTACGTGCGGCACCTCTAACGAATCGACGGCCTCACGGAGTACGGTTTCCGGATCAGCAGCTTCTTGTGGCTTTCCCCACGGCCAACGCTCGTTGTCCAGTGTCAAGCCGAAACCGGGAGGGGCCATAGCAAACTGATCTTTTGCTTCGATTGTTCCGCGTTGTGGTACGAGTTCTTCAGCCATGTTATACTACCTTGATATCGCCGGGTTGCTTTACGGCAAGAGTCTTACGTCCCTGCGGTGTGGTTGCACGGACTGCGAACTTTGCATTGAAGTCTCGCATCTGTTGATTCGAGCTTTCGGTGAACATCTTATTTATTGCGGAAGTGAGACGAGGATCAGATTGTACGATTCTTTGGATGGGGTCCATCTTGGGAGTGGTAGTAGCTTTCCGCGAACCCGCAGCGAGTTCTCCTGCTGTACGGGGACGTGCCATCTCTGGGGCTGAAAACGGCTGCACACCTTGCATACCGCTCTTACCCTTTATCGCCCCGGATGCAACGAGAAAGGATTCGCCTAGATTCATACTGCCCTCACCGCTAGTTTTTTGTGTGCCACCGCCGCCAAACATCATGGCTCCTGCTAATGCAATCAGTCCAGTTTTAAGATTCATAACTATTTCCTATTCGCGTACCACAAGGCCAGCCAGTTGCCGATACCGGCAGCAAGCTGATCTTTTTGTTGTTGATTATACAGGGCTTTAGAATTAGCAAATTCCATAGCCATTATACCTATCTCGTGCTGTCTTTGCAAGTACGATTCTGTTTTCTGGAAGTTCCACGCCGCGTTGTCGCGGTACTTCTGCCACAAGTTGTTCAAGGCATTCTGGCTAGCATTGAAAACGAACTGGGCGTTGAGACGATTTGTTTCGTTTTGGATAGCAGTGTCAGCAGTATTGACCTGTCTGCGCCACTGTACGTTTGACTGATCTACTGCGTATTGCATGTTCGCGTTGAACTTCTCACGGTTGTCCCGCATCGCAGCGTTAAACTGCGACTGTGCGTTTAGTTCGCCCGCGTTGAACTGTTCGACAGCGGCAAGCCTGTTTGCATTTGCCGTCTCAACTTGCGAGGTGAGTTCCGCAAAGAATTCTTCCACTTGTAGCTCGTTCTTGGCGTTGAACTGACGGCGGGCGTTTTCTTCTGCCGCATCCTTAAAGATAGCTTGCGTGAGGGCGTTGTATGATAAGGTTGCCGCCTGTTGCCGTGCGTCGAGGTTCTTGGTTTCGGTAGCAAGGAGAAGCTGCGCGTTTACCACCGCACCCTGTAGGCGGGCGGAGAGGTTAGCCTTGTCCATTGCCGCAACAACCGCCGCATTCTGAAGGGCGGTCTTCTGGCGATTGTCCAAGTTCTTTAGCTGGATGTTTGCGTACTTCTGCGCGTCTGCTGCTGCGATAGGTACGCCCGACTCCATGACCGCTTGCGTTATAGCGGCCCCTGCCATAGATGATGCACCCAGACCCCGAGCCTGCATAACACCGGCAATTTTCCGTGCGTTTGGCGCGGCCCACGGGGGAAGGGGTTTACCCTCTTCGATACTGCCTAGTAATTCTCCTAACTGGTATTGAACAGTGGCACGCTCGTCGAGTTCTTCGGTAGCAGCTTGCGCTTGAGAACCCGCAGAAACCGTACCCTGAATCTGTGATATATCGATTTGAGGTGCAGCCCCGATTTGTGCAGCTTCCATCTGCGTAATATCGGGCGCAATCTGTTGCGTACTGTCATACGTGCCAAGACCCGGCGTGGGTGCAGCGGGCAACCCTACATCGAGACCTGTCGTCGGAGCAGTAGTTACTGATGCAGTTACATCCCCTTGAAGCTGTGGTGCCGTTTGCATCTCCTCCGATTTAACCACCGGACGTACCGGAACAACCTGTGGAACCCCGTCCATCTGTCCGGATGCTTGTGCATTGATCTGATCTAGCATCGTTTGATCGTCAGATATTTTGTTAGGTTCTGCCATGATTATCTAAATCCCATAAATACGGAGACGACCATAGCCACGACTAAAATCGTACTCCCCATGATCATCGCTTCTAAGCGCCACATACGTTTGTCTAAGCTGTCCAGCTTCCCGTGAACCAGTTCTCGAAACATGGCGCACTCCTTTTCGTGCGCTTCGAGTTGCATCTGGGTTTTAAGTGCAGGTTCCATCGTTTGCTCTAGTTGCATCTTAACTGACATTTAGGCTACGCCCGATTTCGCGGAGATTTGTGCCGTCGCTCATAAACACAAGAATGTCTCTTGCGCTTGCTGTGGTTGTCAGAGTGGGCGCACTGCCACCTGCAAATTTGTATGCGGAGTTAAATGTTGCAGTACGTGATCCGGTGCCGTCTTGTATGATTGTCAAGACGCAAACTAGACCAGCGGCGTGGTTACTAGGCGCGTTAAATGTTCTGTTACCCCCCAGTGTGACTTTAGAAACCTGTTGTGTTTGCAAGTTTAAATCTATAGTAGCACCGTCAGACAGAGTCTGTTCATCGAAGTTCTGTGACGCTGTGTACTCTTGAGCGACTGCCAATCCTGCAAGTGTCGTTGCAGCAGCAGGAAGAGTGACGGTGACATCTGCGGTTGACGCAGGACCAATTAGAGTTACGGAGTTGGTGCCGTTGTCCGTGCCTTCCTTGAACAGAATAGAACCTGCAGTAGTCGCACCGCCAGCATTAAGCACAGGGGCAGTCAAAGTTGCGGAAGTTAGATTCGGAGAAGTCAGCGTTGGAGAGGTAAAAGTTTTATTAGTCAGTGTTTGTGTGGCATCTGTACCCACAATCTCTTGATCACCACCCGCAGGTAGGGTCAGGGTGTTTGTAACACCTGCAGAGTGTGGCTGTGGTTGTACGGTTTGTGCATGTGCGTTGCTTGCCTCGCAGTAAAACTTAACTTGCGAACGTGAACCCGTCCCTGTCCGTATGTCAACCAAGCCGTCTGAAATACTGACGCCACCCGACGATCCATCTCCATCGAGATTTACCTTACCATCACCATTTGGCACTATGCCAATATTGCCGTCCGTGTTTGTTGAGGTGATTGAGTTACCGTTGATGTTGATATTATCAACTTGTGCTTCGGTAACTGCACTGTTCGTACCGAGAGTCACACCGTCGATTGCACCGCTGTCAATATCAACTTTGCTAATGTCTACCTCGCCCGCACCGTTTGGTGTCAGAGCGATATTTCCGTCTGTATTGGTGCTTATGATGGTGTTACCATCGATGTTGATGTTGTCAACGTCGAGGTCACCTGTTACGTTGGCAGCGCCCGTGATAGTCAGGGTAGCGGTATCGATGGTTACGGCTGTCGATGCGTCGATGTCAACAGTCGGTGCAACTATCTCTAACTCCGTATCCGCATCTATGTCGAGTTGTCCGTCCCCTGTCGAACCAATAGTCAGAGCCGAATCTCGGAACTGCAACTCCATAGCGGCGTTGAGAAGAAGACCCGTGTCAGCGACATGTGTAAGGTTTACGTCGTCATCCGCACCAAAGTTTAAGACGGCAGCATCAGAGCGAAGGAACACATCGTCCGGAGCTATCACATCATCGTCTTGCAAAGTGAGGGCAGTGGTTAAGGCTTCTGCGTTTCCGGTCTGGAAGACGAGCTTTACGTCATCACCACCCGTGTCATCGAGCGTATCGACAACAACAGCATCAATCTTTGCAACATCTACACCTGACTGCTGTGTATCTAAAGTCTCAAAAACAATAGAACCAACACTATCTGCCGCAAGAATGTCGGTAGACGTGTTGGTCAGGGTGATGACAGGGGCATCGTTTTTACGAACATTTAGGTTGACAAGATATGCGTTGTTCCACAAATAGGTAGTAGAGCCGAGATCAAAGGACGCGTTTGTTAGCGGTTGCAAGTGTGAACCTACGCCGTCTGCAGAACCGTCAGAAGCCGCTACAATAAGGCGATCAATGTAAGCAATGCCATCGAGATATAGGTCTTTAAACTCGGCAGAAGACGTACCAAGATCGATTGTATTGTCGCTACTAGGTGTTAGGGCTGTCGTTGTCTGTGTTAATTGTTGAGACGGGCCGAGCTTACTGATGGGTCCGCCATCTCCTGTGGTAGAGCCGTCATGTGTATGTCCGGACGACACGTTAAACGCTGCTTGGATGGCGTCAAATTCACCATCGAGAGGCGCAGCGTTAATTACGTTGCCGTCTGCAATCTGGTTTGTCGTATCGTTACGAGTGTAGCCTGCCATCGTTGATTACCTTCTTCCGTATTGTCCGTACTCTATCACTGCGGCGTCGAGAGAGAACGGTGGGCCTGTGCCGCTTGACTCAAACTGTAAAGATACAGTGAATCCGGAGCCTTGTGTTTGTGTGTCAAAAATAGATTGTAGCGATTCTCCGCTGTATGTTGATGTCCCGAATATCGCTCCCGGATCACCAAAGGTAAAAATTCCCCCAGAACTAGACGTATTATCCAGAGTAATTGTTGCTGGTTCGATAACCCCTGTTTCACTAAGATCATACTTCATATTGAAGTCGAGGTTGACTGTACCCTGCGGATCGGTGTAAATCGTAGCACGATACACGCTCTTACGTGTTCGGGGGTCCGTGATAGGAAAGTAAGGAGTTGAGAAACTAGCTGTGATGTCCGTCCCATCAAAGCTGTTGCCCGACTCCATCTGGTATACGTAGCCGTCATCATTTGCAAAAATTACAGTTTCTGTTTTGCCCGTATATGTCGAATCTGCAACGTATGCTTTTATTCCTGTCGTCTCGGCCCAGTTTAATTCTGTGCCCTGTGCGCCTTGTATCTGGGTGCCTATGATACCTTTCGATGCTGCCGCTGTCGTCGTCGATGCAAATCCGAAGATACGATACTGAGATTTCTCTCTGATTGTCACAGACGAGAAAGACGTGTTACCAGATGTAAGAGCAACAATTTCTTTTTGTACTGGCTTAGTTACTGACGCCAAGTTAAAGTCTTCGTTGCGCTCTGTTCCTGCAACCGTACGCAAACCGTCCGGACCTAAGAAGATGACATCGCCTGATATTTCTTGTGCCGTGTCGTTTACAACGCAACCTATGTTGTCCGTAATCGGCTGCATCTGAAAGTCTGCAACGCTGTTGCCGACGATGCGCGATATACGATCTTCAGAGAAGACGATAAGTTGTTCACGAAAAACTATTAAATCAGTTACGGTGCTGCCTACGTTGATTATACCACCGCCGGAAGCTGCTGTAAAGTCATCATCTTCGAATGGCGCAGAAAAGATGAGGTTCTCACCCTTTGCAGCAAAGATGTGTTCCTTGAATTCTACTGCGTGGCTGGCACCCTGTAAGTCTGTCGGTCCGGAAAGTTGTGATAAATCAGAGGCAGTTATACCCGCAAGTATTAGGGGGTAGCCTATGCCATCAACAATAAAGAGCTTGTCGTTACCGTCAAAGTTGTACTTACAGAAACGTACGCGAGAAGAGTTCGCTCCGACAGTCAAAGATGTTGACAGGTCTACCCACGCTCCCGACCCAGATGCCCCCGCAAAAAGTTTTGGGTCACCGCCCGACTGATCTCGTGCTGCTATAACTCTGTCTCGAAAAAATGTTATCCCCAGTACGTTGTTCTGTCCGGTAACAACATTCGAGTTAAACTTACTAAAACCCTCGATACGTCGATAGCCGCCCTCTGTAGACGGTTCGAAGTTGATGAGGTTACGTGCAGAACCCGGAGCGGCACTGCCGTGCTGCAAGGGACTAAGGTTACTGATGAGACCCCCACGAAACTCGATAGGGTACGTCTGCCAACGATCAGGCATGTTAAGTTGCCCTTACATAATAGTTTTCATTTACAAGTATTTTACGCATGTTTTTCATGCCTTCGTCGAATTTGGTTTTCGATATTGAAGCCATTTCCATGTTGTCACGGAACATGTAGCAGTAGTACATAGCACCGTCTACGATCACATGTTTGTACGGCTCTGGTATCATAGGTACGTCATCGTGCAGAGATAGGTTTACAGGGTGTAAGAAATATTCGTACTCAACTGTGTACGCTTTGTCAGGCATGGGTATGATGCCGAAGTAACCATCCTGTGTTCTAAATACGAACTCGGGCACACCACCCTTCGAGGTATCTGTCTCATCTTCTTGATCTATGTAACGGTCAACGTATTCTACGTATGTAATCTTACGTAGCTTACGTGCCCTGCCTAAGTCGAGACTTGTGTCACGCTTCACTCGGAACGTATCAAAATCTACATACTTAGCTTCATCTGCAAACGAGTAGCGAGTCTCCCCAGCAACCAGCGTGATCTCATCCGAGTTGTGATTGTAAGGCCAGTAAAGATAGTACTGATTGATGTCGTGGATAGAAGAGTTCACCGCATCCTTTATCGTGCCGTGAAACCCTTTTGCGGTAGCAAAGTTGGTAGTTGTTAGTTCTACCTCGTTTAAGCGCCTGCCAACCTCGTTGACGATATCGAGATAATTGTACGGCATCAGCTACGCTCCCTCACTCGCAAGTTAATTACTCGTTTCGTAACAATAGCAGCACTGGTTTTAGACGATGTGCTTGTTGTGATCTCACACACAAGTTTGTTATCTGTGTTTGCGGTTCCACCCGATAGCACAATAGTTGCAGTCGTAGTTGTGTTCGAAATGCTGTTTACAGTCATGCCATTAAACGTATCTGAAGCAGACAAGCTACTCGACTCCGTGCCGTTCGCTTGTATGAAACGCCACGCGACAGAGGCTATGGTTACACTATCGAGATCGAGGTATCGAGACCAGTCTACAGTGTAGTCTAGCCGTTCGTCCGGGTCTTTGTCAGGCCAACGTAATGACATGTTATGCTACCTTTACTAATCTTTTTTGCGGCTGGGCTACAGATATCACCCGTATCTTTTCTTTACGGATAGAAACAGTGCGCTGCGTATCTTGAAGAATGTATATTATACGATCTGACGGTTCACGGATTGCCACTTCTCGTGCAGGCTCTTGACTGACAAGCACAGCACGGCCCCGCTCATACAGCGCCGGATCGAAACGGAAGGAAAGAAATCCGTCCGCAACTACTGTCGCTGCACCGGATACGGCCCCGACGCCTTTTCCTGTAAGTGTGCCTGCGCCGGATACTGTTGCCGTGCCGGTTATACCGGATGTAACATCCGCGACTAAGTCACCAGAAGAACTTACTGAAGAGGTTGCAGAACTCGTTCCGGATACGTCCGCAAGCAAGTTTCCTGCTGCTGTTACGGATGTT